CCACCGTTCTCGTAATATTGGTATTGACTAATGTATGCCATAATTATTGCGATTGTTTTTGTTCTTCAGCACCGCCAAATTGAACAGCCGCTATTTCACGTATGGACATTCCTGCGTATTGAAGTATCTTTGATACAAGTTTATACTCGTCTTCGAGAGGAATCTCAAAGTCCTGATAATCCGGTTGAGATTGATCAAACACAGGCTCTCCATTTGCAAGTGTAATATACGTCCATTTTGGATCTTTTGGGTACCTAAAATAATTTGAATCAACTTCGTTAGGAAGATTAATTGTTGATGGGTAAACCGTAAGTATACCACCCTCTTGAGTGTATGCAGGATACTGCTCTGTTGGTGCTGTAAGGTTTGATGTGATTAGCATCGTAATGTGCGTATGCGTTACCTTCTCAGCTTCTCCTTTGAATACTCTTGGACTAACAGATGCGTCATAACACAAGATCTTGTTAATCATAAAGTAATCAAATCCTGTTGTCGTAGAAGATGGAAGAAAGAATCTATTAGTAGCAGGTGCAACCTGTGTCAATGTAGACGTAACTGCAAATACTTCCATGGCTTCCTCTATAGGCTTCCTTAAGTCAGCATAAGACGTACCCGATTGACGGGCATTCTCCATAGTTATGGTCTTATTATATTCTGAGAAGTACTCCTCAAATACCTCAAACTGCGCCTGCTTTGAATACAGGTTGAAGTCTGATGGTGATATATACCCGTAGTTATTCTTATTAAGAATAGACAGCACGGTATTTCTTACGGAATTTATCATTATATGCTTTTTACAAAGATAAACAAAAAAAGAGGGTATAAAAATACCCTCTTCATAAACCTACGATTAACCTATGAACCTAAATAATATTGTTCTCAAGCATCTTTAAAGCGTCTATTCCTTCGTCTGATTTAAGGAACTCTGCCACGGTAAAGTAAGGGTCTTGACCATAAGGAACAGTTACCATCTTCTTCTTGTTTGATCCTGTGTTAAACCAAACCTCTTTCTGACCATTCCTAAAAGTCAATAATTTATTCTCAAAGAACACATGGACATTTGCTTGAAGTCTTAAGGTAGGGTCCTCAAGTACATTGAGGAATCCTTTTGGGTCTTTCTTGGCAAATACCAATACGTCTCTCTTTAATTCTGCAGTTGTAAATCTGCTTGGGTCTTTTCCAAACAGCACTCTTGATACAGTTTCAAGCTGCTCAAGGCTAAGCTGACGAGCTTGAATCAAGGCATCCACCTCAGCACTCAAACTCTCTACTTCTTTTGCAGCGTCTTTCTCATGGTCTACCTCAACGAATGTCCTACCGTTTAAAGGGTGGTAGTACAAGAACTCCTGTAATACAGGGTTTGTCTTTGGTACACTTAAAAACCCATTCTCGAATATAACCGGCTCCACAATTGCATTCCCGTCTTGCTCATCTTCAAATGCGGTCTTTTGATTAACCGCATATCTGAGTGGTCTGTTCACATTGTTCTGCTCGTCAAACCAAAGCAGTGGGTATCTTCTTGTATTTCTTGATGGTAAAGTGTAAGAGAGGGGGGCTACTTCCCCTTTAAGCTTATATATCCTGTCAGCAGGAACTAATTTCTGTTTCATTAGATTTTGATTTGATTAAATTTAAAATAAGGGGGAGGCTTTTAATGGCCTCCACCCTTTATTGATTGATTGCTTATGAACCGTAACGGAACAACACGAAGTTGTTAGCACCCAAAGTACAAACGCAACGCTCAGAAAGGAAGTTAACCTCCATTGCATCGAGATCGCTTGTTTGAGCACCACCGGCAGAACCTGTGATCCAAGTCTTGTATCTACGATCTTCTGTTTCAGAAGCACGGTAGCGTACGTGTAAGAAAGGACGCTTAGCGTTCTTGCCCATGATTTGGTCGTACACGGTAGTTGAACCGGCAGGAACCAAAAGACCTGTAACAGTACCTGCAGCTTGTGCACCTGTAGGTAATCCACCACGCATGGTTGGGTCGTTCAAGTATTTCCAATCAGACTTGTAGAAGTCGTAACCTCTGCGGAAGCCTGTGAAACCAAGATTCAACGCCATATCCTTATCGTTGTCGAACAAACCATAAGATGTACCGTTTGCACCGTAGCTATTTTGAGCAGCCAACATATCGTCAATGTCAAAGCTGAAGGCACGGTTAACGAAGATTACGTTCTCTTCGATAGAACCTTGCTTGTCAAGACGAGAGATAATGCTGTCAAAGTCAGCAAGAGTAGTTGGGTTACCACCACCCCATACGTTACCACGGCTGTTAACAACGTAGAAGATACCTTCAGAACCTTTGTTACCAACTTGGCTATTTGCAGTTTGAGTAGCAACACCTGAACCTGTTTCAGCAGGAACAGCCTCGATCATTGCAGTCTCAAGGTAGTCCTCGAAACGAAGGCGAGTCTCGTGCTCACTCTTCAAATACCAAAGGTATCCGGTAGCACCGTTTTCAGTTGTTACTTCTACCCATCCAATCTGAGCCATGTCAGAACCGCTTACAGCGTATTTGTCCTTGATGATGATTGGAGAGTTGTCGAAGATTTCATCTTCTGCTTCCAAAGAACCAATCATTCCGTTAGTTCCTTTTTTGAACTCAGAACCATAAATCCACACAGAAAGTGGGTTTGTTCCCGGGAATGTTTGTCCACCTGCTTCGTAGTAAGCTACGTCAAAAGTACCTGCTGTGGTGTTAACCGCAGTAACGATACCTTTGTTAGAAAGGCCGGTAGAGTTTTCAGAGATGTATACAGTCTGACCAACACGAATAGCAATACCACTTACGTTAGGATCAGCTACAGTGATAGTAGCAGTATCTGCTGCTGCTGCTGCATTTGAATCACACACTACATATTTGGTATGCAAACGACCTTGTTCAGCCCACTTAATCATGTCTGAGTTAGAAGGCATTTCAGCACCTACCATACGGAGGAAAGATGCTACAGTACGATTACCATAACGCTCAAATTCCTTCTCATAAGTATCAGGAAGATACTGATTCAAGAAGTTGAAGTTGGTAATATAGTTAGTCGATAATGGCACCTGCTCCGCACTTGGCTGAAGCTGATAGCCGGGATTGTTTAAAACAGCCATTTTTTTTAAATTTTAAATTTTATATTTTTTTGATGCTTCGGATTTTTAGACTCTTTCCTGAGTCCGGTGTCACCGATTTCACCTGCATTCCACCCTTGTTTGTAACTTCAGGTGCTCTGCGCTCAGACATATTTATGTTCTTGATTTTTCGCAGCTCACTATCCGTTGCATCAGATTTACCTTGTTCGTAAAAGAACTTAGCAAACTTGTCGGGATTCATCGCCATCGCCAAAGCCCTGTGGTATCCTGCCGCATCCTTCATAAGACCATTTTCATCTAAGAACTTATTAATAAAGTTCATTGGACTTGACTGAATCTTTTTGAGCTCTGCTGCTGAACCGGGATTGAACACGAGTTTCTTTTCGTCAAGGTCGAACTCAAAACCTTTGAAGTCTTTACTAAAGACATCATCTGATTTTTGATCAAACCATTTACGCTTTCGATCCGCTTCCTCCTGTGCAGTCTTGGCCTGTTGCGTATATTGACGGTATGCCTCGTACTCTTCCTTCTCTTGTTCAGAAAGTCCCATCCCACTTGACTCAAGGGGAATCTTATACTTTTCCTTTTGAGAATTAAAGAAGTTCTTGGCTTCCGCTATAGCCTTTTTCCTTGCGATCTTTACCTTCTTGACCCTTGACTCATCATCGATCTCCTCGTCATAGGAGTAATCCTCCATGAGGGTATCAATGTCTTCATCGTCAAGACCCTGTTGGGTAGTCGAAAGATATTCACGAAGTAACTGATCAGGGTTCATTGCATCAAAGTCCTTCTTCAATTGAAGAAAGTCCTCGAACCCACGGCCCGTATCCTTCTTGTACTTCATGTAAGCAGCCACATCTTCAGGGAGTGGATCACTCTCCTGACGCTCGGCCATCAACTCATCAAATGAATTGATTTGCTTGTTATAACGCTTTCCAATATATGAAAGAACTTTTTCTTCTGATAACTCTTCATCATCATCTTGGCCACCTTCCGGCTCTTGCTGTTGTTGGCCTTCATTCTTGTCAATAGCAGAGGTATCAATTTTAACCCCTGAATCAACACCCTCACCATTCATCTCCTGTTCATGCTTTTTAAGAAGCTCTTCTTCTATTTGCTGAACGCTTTTTTCTTCTATGCCATCAAGGGCACGTACTTTGATTTCCATTTAATTAGATTTAATTTGATACAAATTTATACAAAAAATACATATTATTTTAACGAGGTTCAAACTCCGCTAAATCAAACCCATCAAGAGTATCCTCATTCGACTCAAAATTCATCGGAGGTAGGTTATTCTTTCTTTGGTTGATCAGCTTAGATTGCTGTGTATTTTGCATGCTTACCCTCTTATCCTTAGCCATCTCCTTCATATCCTCACGAGACATGAGCGAAGACTCCTTGATACCGGCTATCTGCATTTGGTATTGGAACTCCTCATTCATTAGCATACGCTTCATATCAGCTTCTGCTTTGAGTTTCTCAATATCGAACGCCACCTCAGCCTGCTTAAGCTGCATCTTTGACTGAGACTCCAATTGAATCTTTTGCATAGCCGCCTGAGCTGCCATTTGCTGAGACTGCATTTGTTGCTGAGCCATCATAGCCTGCTTCTGCATAGCCATCTTTTCCTCTCTCTCCTGCTTCTTGACACGCTTAACCTTCAATAATTGATTGGCAAGCTTAAGGTTCTTAATCTCTCTGATGTCAATAGCATCCTCAAGGTTGATGTCTCCTTTAGAAAGAGCCATCTGAATGTTCGCCTCGAGCTGAGCTTTTTGCTCCTCATCCGGAGAGATCTCAATAAATATACCAAAGTCGTAGATATATAAGTCCTTAATGTCATTAAGGAGGGATACGTTGTACTTGCCAATTTTGTTGGCAAAGTCGTCTTTAAAGTCTGCGTATTCTAAAATGTCAGCAACACGGTAGGTAAGGGCCTCAGCAAGCGACCTGTATACAAATAGGCCTCCTTCAAGAATGTGGCGTGTAGCCGTATTGGAGTTAAGTGCTGCAAGCTTTTGGACCCCTACCAATGAGTTAGGGTCAGGCATAGAGCCATCTCTTGCTTCGTTAAGACCGGTCACAGACCTGATCATATCGAGGTAGTGGTTATAATTTGCTATCAGCATCTGCGTCTTAGCTGCACCTGAATTAGATGTAAGTTGCTGAATGGGAACACGGGCATTATTGAAGTCACCATCTTGTGTATAGCTTCTTCCGATAACGCTACCCGTTTGGAAATAAAGACGCAGTGCATCTTCAGGATTATAGTTTTGTCCTGTACCAAGGTCAACCTCATTGAGACCATCGGCATCAATGAATACACCATCAGGAACAGTACGTGCAATAACCTGTTGTAGTTTTAAGTGCGTCAACTGAATCAAGTCTGCAAATGGTATCATCCTGCGCACAAGCGACTCGATAACACCTTTGTACATTCTTGGTGCAACTGCTACATAATTCGGCAGTGCATGTTGAGAAGTTGACTTTGGTCTCACCATGTTCTCAGCCATCTTCCACTTAAGCAAGATGTTGGTTCCCATTACCATGACACCATCATACCATACATCGATGGTCTTCTCAATCTTTTCAAAATTACCTTCCTCCATCATTTCAGTTGGAGGGTTAAATGTTTCATCCTTCTCAATCATTCTTGAGCCACCACCGTCAAGAATCTTTTTCTTGTATACAATTTTCTTGGTGCTCTTATAGTTGAAATAAAGAAGGGTTGCTGTATCACGATAGAACAAACTGTTCTCGTAAAACTGCGCTACGTTATAGTAATCATACCAACTCTGTGAGTACATTGAAATTTCTTGCAACTGCTCACGAGTAAGTGTTGGATCAATCTTAAGTAATTCAGTTATTGGAAGTGTTTTAATCTCACCCCAATAAAATACATCTTGGAAGAAAGGATCTTCTGTGTAGCTATATACAATGTTTGCAGGATCAACGTATGATACCTGAACACCTGCTCCGGGAAGGAACTCATGCTTTGCAACACCAATACCAACTACTGTTAAATCATAATCAATACGCTTTCGTGTATCCTGATAATGATTCTCGTCAAATATTGTATTGATCGCTTCTTCTTCCGCTATCTCAATTGCAGGCTTATAGTTAAGCTGCATGTATAATGAAAGTTCTTCGTCTGTTTCAGGAAGTTCATCAGGGTCCATCATAAAAGGATTCGCACCTGTTTCTTCTTGAATAGTTGTAAGCACATCTTTGGCGGCCATCTGACCTTCAACCATGTCTTGATACTTACTTCGCTTTGATTGAGACATTGCATCTTGCGCATAAGCCTTCACTTTAAATAAGCGATCGCTCATACCATTTACAACAATATCAACAAACTTTGGAAGAATAGGCACAGGAGTCCAATCGAGATTCAAGTATGACAAATCTCCGTCTATTGCAAGTTCATTTTTATACTTCTGAACAGGCTGTTCACCACGAGCATATAAACGCAAGCGATGAAAGTCACGCCACTGACTATAGTAGCGACACTGATTACCGTCCTTTCGGAACCACTCATATTGTATTGCTTGGCCAACTTGAAGGCCAAACGCATCAGAGGCTTTCTCGGCATCAGATACAAACTGACCCGGGAAACCTGTTGCGGATATATTTACTACGACATCTTTCATCTAATAAGTTGACTTGTTGTTCCACTATTAGTGTACCGTGCGAAATTAATACTAATTTTCGACTCTTTTTTCTCAGGTAAATATACATGTTTTTGATTTGCCATAATAGCTAAACCTGAACTAATTGATGCGTCATGCTTAGTTCTGTCATTAATATCGAATTTTGCCCAATCTTCAAGCGTCCTTGTGAATGGCATAGAGCCTATTTCATCAGACGATCTGTAAGCTCCGGTCGTATCCATCCCTACAAATTTTTCTATATAAGTCTCAATAGCTGAAGCATGCGCCTGCTTAACTTCTTCCGAAGAGTTGGGTATACCACCAAGCTCCCTTTCGGTTTTACTCAACTTATTGAGTACCCTGTCGGGTCTGTTCATTGAGAAGTTCCTGTACCCTCTGTTCTTAAAATGGTAAAGGATACGAGCTTTATTGTTCTCCGCAAGCATTGGCATCCCATAAAACACACAGGCCATAAGCACATCCTCAAAGAATATCTCAGCCGTCTGAGGACGGGCAATATACTCAAGGAAGAACTGATTAACAGGAGCGTCATCCATGTGATACTTGGTCATACCGTGGAGGGATCCGTTAGATCCCCTGCCCCCAACTACTGCCGATATATCGTAAGGGTCGCAGCCAAAAGTCCCAAGATGTTCATTGCCGGGGTATTTCTGCCCGTTTCTTGTCGATACACTATTTTGCATGTGAGGTGGTGGGAACCAATTAATTAAGAACCTACCCCTAATATCGGGAGTCCATATAACCTTGGTATCTTTCTCCCCGTCTTTCCAATGAAAAGATCCACGTGAATAAAGCTGACCTTCTATCTGTGAATCATTATAGTCTATTTGTTGATAAATTTTTGTCAAATTAAATATGGAAGACTTGCTCTCATCCCTGAAAGCATGGCTCTCGGTACGGGGAAACTGACGGTAAAACTCGTTCAGCGCATCAGCATCACTCTTTAATGACTCAACCTCAGCCTCCCAATAATCAATGGCTCCATTGATTATCTTCTGTCCGTCAACACCCTTGATCGGCTCAGATGGTTTCCTAAATACCGGCATCCCGTAGCGGTCGATGAACCCTTCCATGTTCCACTCCATCGGAATGAACAGGGCATAGAGTCCACTCTTGGTCTGACCATTAGCGTTTCTGTTGAAAACTCTTGAGTCCTCGTATAGCTTCTTGTAGTTATCCCCACCTTTGCTTAACGCATTTGAGGTAGATCCCATCATGCACTTGCCAATTATCTTGCTACCAACCCTAAGACAGGTCTTGGTTACCCTCCAATTGTTCAGGATATTGTTTGGCTTAAGCCACTTTGCGCTCTCATCGTGCGCAAGATATAGAAGCTTTTCACCGTCATAACTGTTCTCCTCTGTATTCTTCCAATCTATCGTGGTATCCAAACCATCCACAATGTTGCTGTCAGCAGCATTGGTCATGTTCTTTTTGGTGATCTTGGATGCCGGTACCCGGTAGGCAAGCTCAGTCTTTGGCTTATCCATACCATCCATGATCGGCCGGAAGAAGAAAGGCAGCCTGCTGTTGATAGGCACCACCTTATCCGTGAACATCTTCTTGGCATCGGCACCCGTCTTTGACAGGATACCAACCCTTGAGTCACGAGCAAGGGTAGCTATATTGACGCACTCTGAGGATGACATGAATGAGAATCCGGAACGTCTGATCTTAAGATAGATCATCCCAAAGCATCTCGGATCAGCCCTGCACGCCTCCCAAAAGATAAAGAATATCCTGTTGGCCTCCCGGTAATCAGGATAGCCCACGTCAATACTCGACCATTGTAGGTACATGTAGTGAGATCCGGTAATATAGTTTGGTCTCCCATTGTTCATAAACCAATAACCATTCTCACGGTTATTGAACTCCTGCTCAATGTAATCTACCCACCGGTCCTTAAACTCGGCAGGCATCTCGTTCCAATGGAATATAGATTGAATTTTAGATAGCTCCTTTGGCAGATCTTGTCTTTCCCAATACTGCTCAGAAGAAGTTTCACTTCTTTTGTAGCACTCTGTAGGGGCCAATGGTAAGGCAATAAGCAGCCCGGCCACATTTATAATGTCGCCAATCTGTCCCGTCTTTGATATGACCACCATGTCATACTGCTCGTTATACCCATATTGCCAAGCCTTATGGGTGTTCTTTTTAGAGACAGCGTTCTTAGGCACATGGTCACTAACGATTCGATACAGACCTTCGCTCTGCAAATCCTTGCTTTGTATCATTTCTTACTACTCCTTTTTCAATAAGTTCAAGACTCTCCTTCTCTGATTCTACTCGGCTAAGTATTTCAAACGCATCAAAGATCGCAAGCTTTTTGGTTGCCGCAGCATTCTTAAGTCTATCTGCCGCAAGCTCGTCATCCGGATCAGGCTTGATAATATTTTCTTCAGCAACCCTTATGAGTTGCTCTACCGCCTTATAACCTGCATCAATAATCTTCTTCTTTATTTCTATTGCATCACTCATAATGTCATGGTTATTTGGTGATCAAATATTCGGTAAAGCTTTTCACCGTCCACGTCAAACTCATATTCACTATCAGGCTTAAAGCACACGGTGTCCCCTTCTCGTACGCCTTGCGCTGCGAGATAGTCGTTTGGATAAACCATGGTGCCCATAAGGGGCTCATTAGTAAAGGGCTTCTTGATGTAGGATTCAGTAGCAGGGATAGGCTTCACAAAGCAGTAGCGGCTATAGGTATTCCACTTGCCATCACGCTTATACATAAAAAACTGATCAGGCTCTACAAAGAAGATGTCATCTTTGAAGAAGCTGCGACCACTCTTACGCCTACCCTTGATGTCGTTGTAAAACTTAAATACGTTATGGTGAACAAGTAGTGTGTCACCTTTTTGGATTGGCCCGTCATAGCCACGTGGTACTTCTACCACCTCGGCATAGCGATTAGAGAAGGTATGATCCTCCTCAGAGGTATTAACGATAAGCTCTATGCCACCTATCTCTTTTGTATTATTATATCGTTTACCTGTAACAATGAAGTCAAATGGAGATTGCATTAATAGTCAATATTAAATTCAATAGACACAGGCATGTTCTGATTGAAAGACTTCCATAACATCACCTCCTCTTTTTCGTTGATAATGTAAATCTTTACATCTCCCGTTTCAGGCTCGAACTTAATAAGGTGAATTGAATTTGTCTCTCCAAGGATTTTCTGTCCTACAATATAGTGCATTGCACTACCCTTGTAGTCGGGTCCTATAGATATTTTCCTGATGTCCATATTTGATTAGATTAAATTTCATTTACAAAGTTAATGCACTACGCCCAAATAATCTGTACCGGTTATACGGTACACATTACCTGCCACTAAACCTGCAGATAGTGCAGCAGCGTTATTCGCATATACCGGTACACTTGGTAATGGTAGAGCGAGAATATCGCCAACCGTAAAGTTTTTTGTCTTGTTGCTGTCTTCAGCATCTGTGCCGATCAGTTTATCAGCATAGGTTACGTTGTTGTCTGTTGCGTAAGAATTAATGTTTCCCATTATTTTAACATTGAACTGATGAATAATTTGAAATTATGCCATAACCATCCATGTCCCAACTTGCTTGAGCAAAAACATATAGCTCTGTTACAGGATTAGTTAGGTTTGAATTAAAGTGTATTGAGCATCCTGCAGATAATGTAGCACATTCTGAGTAAAGTGTTTTTGGATTAGTACCGGCATCAGAACAAGCTCCTGCTGCGCTTGAGTTACTTATACCGCAATTAGTAATTGCATAAGATGTTTGACCTGCACAAAGAGTATAATCTGTAATAGTTGGTATCTCACCTGTTGTATAATACCTAAATGAATAAGTATCTACTTTAAAATATCCGGGAGTTCCTCCACATAATTCATCACTATACCATTGATTAACTAACCCACTATCAGTATAAAGAAGCGAACCGTTGCCAAGCGCAAAATCTTCACTATATAGCGTAATTGAAAAAGCGTTTGAACTACACGCTATAGATGCAGAAGGAGCTCCTGCCTCAATATACAAACCATCCCAATAACACGTGGTATAGTAGTATATCGTGTGTGCGTATGATGTAATGACAGCTTGCAAATCAGATTTCACAACGAGCTGATTACTTGCTTTTGCTGCATACGGTCCGTAAGACGTATTAATGTTTACGTAGGTATTCGCATCAGTTTTAGTAATCTGCTCGTTGCTTGCAGGTATCGAAGTCTTTGCTGTAAATACGCCATTGTTAACAGCGCTTTGCAGATTGTTAAATGATACCGTCTGATTATTTGCTAAGCTTGCCCAAGACATTATTCTTCGATTTCAGTTTCAGGTTGAGTTGGAGGAACAGGAGGTACCGGTGGTACATAGTTGCCTGTGATAATTAAGTTTAACTGAGCTGCAATCCACTCATAAGCGTATTCATTAGAATCCCAAGCCTCATAAGCGTCTCCACCCATAACTAAGGTTCCCTGAACAACAGGTTGTGTTATAGCAACACCGCTTCCTGATAAAATAATTTCTTCCAAAAGCATGTATTGAAAGAGCGCTTGATACTGAAGGTTGTCGTCCTTACAAGCTGCACTAAGAATAGTTGCATTAGTCTCTTGGCCGTTAAACCATACTTTTACCGGTTCAATTGTTTTCATTGTTTTTGTTTTTTAATTGTTGTTCTAAATATAAAATTTTTGCTTTGATTTCTTCTATTGAATCTTCAAGATATGCAATCTTAGCAGTATGAATTTCACGGTAAGATAAACTTAAATACCCATCTTCACCCACTAAAACAGCATGAGGAAGAATGTCTTGAAAATCCTGAGCATAATAACCAAGCTCTACCTTGCCATTCTTTTTATAAAGCTTTGGTTTAATAAGTTCTACTCCATTCACCTTATGATTGTCAGAAACAAGTTCTTTAATCCTGCTGTCTGAGCTTTCAAAAAATGAAGTAGCAGTAACCGATGAAGTAAATGTAGTTGCTCCATTAGATTGGTTAACAGACATAAAGGTAGAACCACCAATTATTGTAATATGAAATCCATTAATACTATTTGCTGTTCCAAGTCCAAGCTGAAACGATGTAAACGAAGATCTTGCTAAAATTAAATTATCACCTCCTGCATTAATTGTTACGCTTCCACTATATTTACCTGATCCATTTACATCAAGAGTTGCTGTTGGAGAAGCTTGATTAATGCCTATATTTCCACTATCAAGAATCCTCATTCTTTCTACAGGCTCAACATCAGACCAACCCGTATTGGTATAGAATACTAAATCTAATCCTCTAACACCTGCGTATCCTGTTGAAGGGTAACCGTTACAACAGTTCCATTTTGCAACTGCAGCAATTCTTGCACATATAGGATTGGTATTATTATCTCTCCATCCGGGAAAATCAATACTATAATATCCCGTTGGTGAAGTATCATTAATAGAACCTATATAAATACCATTGTTCTGAGAAAGCGTTACGTTGGCATGGATTCTTCTTTGAGAGTTATTACTTGTGCTACCTGCAATAATATTACCACTTGATGACACACCTCCACTAACAGCAAATACTGATGTCAAAGAAACATTTACTCCATTGTCATCTCTATACCAATTTGGTGTACCACTACCGTCAAGACCAAAGTACGCACGCCTTACGTTATTAGTTAAATTAAAATTTATATAGTTCCATTCATTAGGATCTCCTGCAGGCGCTCTCAACGTCAACTGACCATCTGAGCTTGTAGAAATTGTTACCGGATTAGTAAAAGAAGACGAACCTGACACACTAAGATTCCCCCCAACTGAAAATGCACCGGGAACATTAACTGTTACAGCTCCCGGGAATGATACACTACTCCAACTACTCCAAGATACATCGCCCCAATTAAAAGAAGGAGAGCCTACAATATTTACAAATATACTATTTGTATTTACAGAATAAATAGGGATTGAAACATATCCGTTTTCTATAACGGGCGCACCTAATGCTAAGCTTCCAAGTGCATATCCTGTCGCTGAAGTGACAGTTGTGTTTGCTCCAAATAAACTTGACCCATCAAAATAAAATGAAACATCTGCTGATATATACCCGAATGCAGGAGCCCAATTCCAAGTGGAACCGATTGTCATTTTAAACGATATTATTCTTGCTCCTGATGAAGTTGGATGAACTCTCATATAAATCCTTCCATTTCCAAAATTAGAAGCCGGCCCTCCTACTGATGTTCCAAATTGAGTGTATCCTCCACCTGTAGACAATGCTGCTATATTTGAGAATCCATTAGGGTCTACGTAATATCCTGAATCAACAGAATCATAAAATATTGGTGCTCTAAAATCACCTGATGTCTGATATGTTCCTGTACCACCGGTCTTGCTTGTCAAGTTATTAAACGCAACATTAGCAGAACCGCTAACATTAATATTCCAAGTACCACTTGCGCCACCACCCGTTAAGGTTGGAGCATATTCATTAAAGTTTACATCATTAAGAGTACGTCTCCATGTTTGCCACGTATCAGCACCTTTTCTAAAATACATCTCATTATCAGAATAACCACCTGCTATTTGAAAACCCCTACTGTCATTTCCAATTGTTAAAGCACCAACCCAATACTGACTTGTTGCAGGAGGATAGTTTGGAACAGGTGCAGCGTATCCATCAAAAAGTGTTACACTGTTTGGAACAACAGTAGTATTATTAAGTCCATTGGCGTATGCGCTCGTTGAATTAAATCTAATTGTATAATTAGTAAAGTTGCCTGCAGATAAAACCTGAGCACTATTTATTGTTAGATTGCTAAAGTTTGTCTGTGAAGTAGTTGCGGAATTACCACTTGTATTGTCTGAAATTCTTGCACTATCTACACGAACCCCAAAGGTTTGATTTCCGTTCCATCCCATTAAGGTTGGATAAGTTGCTCCCCACGCATTCTGAGAATTTGTATTGTTTATAGCAGAACCACTTGGAGAAGTACTTGCAGAAGCATCAAATATAACATGATTGCCTCCGTAGTTTTTCCATCCCAACATACCAATAACATTGTTAATAACAGTGCCATCATTCCAATTTGATACTACTCTTGATTGAACAGCATAAGAACTAAAGTTAGAAGAGTCTAATATTGTCCTCCAAGGAGCTCCTGTATATGAACCTCCTACTGATTTTCTCCAATAAAAATCACCATTGTATGTAGCCCAAAACTGAACTGATATGTCAGAATTCCATATTCCAAAAAGAGTACCATATAAATCACCTAAAGGACCATTTGTATATCCTGCGCCAATATTATAAATTCCTGAAGTAGAAGAAAGTCCAAGAGTGTTTAAATCTCCTGTAAATCTTGTATTAAGTCCATTAAAGTTTAGTCCATTGAATGTAGTAGCACTTGATGCGCTACCTGTAATGCTGATGCCCCACGTACCTGAATTAGTAACAATCTGTGTTCCATTAACAGTTGCTGTGCTTCCAAGAGTAATATATGTTCCTGTTGCATCATTATACCAAGTTGGAACACCTCCTCCATCTGTACCAAAATAAGCATCTCTTACTCCATCAGATCCGTTAAACTCAATATAATTCCATTGACTTGTATCTCCTGATGGTACACGTAATCTTAATTTGAAATCTGATAGAGTTTCAATTGTAAGCAAACCTGTTAATGTACCACCTACAATTGGAAGTGCATAGGAACTAAAGTTAGAAGAAGAAAGCATTGTAAGCCAATTGCCCCAACTTCCATTAAAACCCTGTCTAAAATATAATGTACCATTCCCTGATGTGCCATAAGATCCTTGTGCTTGCCACATGGTATCACCACCACTGACATTTAATACAGGAGCATAAGGTAATGCTGCACCTAATCCATTTTCATTCCTATAAACAGCAGTATTTGGATTATTTACATTAACAGACCCATTTCCTAAACTTGTTAATGCTAATGTTTGCGTATAGCCTGCACTCCCTGTTACGTTAATACCCCAAGTACCTGATGCACCTGTACCTGTTAATGTTGGGGCATAAGAATTAAAATTGCCACTATGAAGTACAGTCAACCAAGGCAACCAATCTGTATTATATTGCCTTCTGAAATACATATTATCACTATCAAAAGGGAAGGCTACTTGAGTATATCTTGAGTCTTTACCTATCTCAATAGTTCTAATATTGGGAGACTGAACAGGAGGAGTACCTGTTGGTATAGGATCGTATTCATAAAGACCGGGAGCCTTTATAGAATTTATGTTGGATTGCCCAACAAACGCCCATCTTGCAAAATCACTTGCATGAAGACCGTCTACAGTATCCGCATTACCTGCACTTGTAGCAGTAGCTGCATTTCCTGTAATATTAATTCCCCATGTTCCTGCATTAGTAACTATTTGAGTGCCATTAACTGTAGCAGTAGAGCCGAGATTAATATATGTGTTTGTGGTATCATTATACCATACAGGAGTACCACTACTATCAAGCCCAAAGTAAGATCTTCTTGCTCCGCTACTTAAAACAAACTCAATATAATTCCATTCATTTGGTTGTCCGGTAGGATTTCTAAGTGTTAATTGACCATCTACAGAAGTACTTATTGTTACCTGACTATTGAAAGTAGAGACACCTCCTACCGAAAATTTATTAGGGACTGTAGTCGTAACAGTACCGGGAAAAGCTACAGAAACCCAAGGAGAATATGTAACATCAGCCCAATTGTATTGCGGAGTTCCTTCAAGCTTAATTGATATTGCATTTGTATTTACAGAAAATACAGGAACAGAAACATATCCACTTTCAATTACAGGATTTCCTACAGCTAAATTTATTGCCGCATCACCCGTAGCTGATGTGACAATCGTTGTTGCATTATAAAATGCACTACCATCGAAATAAAATGATACATCAGCAGTTATAAATCCAAAAGAAGGTGCATAGTTCCAAGTAGAACTAACTATCATTTTAAATGATATTATCCTTGGTCCATTTGCTGTTGGGTGTATTCTTAAATAAAATCTTCCATTACCAAAGTTATCAGCAGGTTGATTTACATATACTCCATGTTGAGTATACGCTCCAAGAGAAATAGCATTAAGATTTGATCTGTCGTTAGGATCTAAGAAATATCCCGGATTGTCAGAATCATAAAATATTGGCGCTCTAAAACTTCCCGAAGTTTGATATGTACCTGTACCTCCTGTTTTATCAGTAAGGTTATTAAATGCTACACTACCTGCAGAACCGGTTATAGAAATAGGCCAAGTTCCACTTGCATTGCTTCCGTTGGCATTCGCTTTGTTATTAAACGTGTTCCAATCTGTAGAAGAAAGGAATCCACTCAGAGAACTGCTTGATTGCTGAATAGTAATATTTGGGGTAGTACCACCGCTTGAAAACAAAGGACTTGTTGCAGTTACATTGGTAACAAAAGTAGGAGCACCGGTGATTTTAGTCCAAGCTAATGCAGTAATCCATGCAGGATTACTGTATGACCCTGTAGTGACAACAACATTAATGTCGTCAATCCCACTGTCTGCTAATATGTTGTTTACTATCGTTGCTAAATTCGACATATCTTATATCTTTTATATCATTCCAAGTGTGCGCCAAGTTCCGTTAGCGTAAATATACAACCCAATTGTACCATTTGTCTGATAAACTATCAATCCTTCTGCAGGATTTGATATTGCCCCTCTCTGAGTCTGTGTCATACGAGGAGGCAAGAATCCCTTTGAGGTACTATCAATCTGAAATAATGCTGAAGCATCAATACTTGCTGTACCCAATCCTAAGCCACTACCACTATCAAAAAGCAAACTATTGGTCAGCGCAGATGTACTGCTCCACTTCGACAAATAATTTGTCGTACCTGTACCTGTAACAGGATTAGTCAATACGCTCTGATATTGAGGGATATTTAAGGTAGCCCCAACTAAAGTTGCAGCTCCACTCGTTCCCGTAGTAGTTAAAGTAATAGCGTTCTGCTTACCATTAAAGGTATTCCAATCAGTGCTACTCAAAAACCCACTTGCAGAAGTAGTGGCTTGCGTAATACCTACTGTTCCACTACCGGTAATTGTACCTCCGGTCAACGGACCCGTAAATGTTATTGACGTAACAGTACCTACTGACCATGTGCGGTTAGCACTTAGGTCATAACTTGTACCGTTAATAGTCAAAGTTCTTGCGTCAGGAACACCTCCCAAACCAATCAAAGTGTAGCTTGGTATATTTAAAGTGGCTCCTACTAAGGTAGCTGAACCATTATTTCCTGTGGTTGTAAGCGTAATAGTGTTCTGCTTATTATTGAATGTATTCCAATCAGTAGAACTTAAATAACCATTTGAACTTGTAGTTGCTTGAGTGATTCCAATAGTACCGCTTCCTGTAATCGTACCTCCGGTAATTGGACCTGTAGTAGCGATACTTGTTACGGTACCAACGCTCCAACTTCTATTAGCTGAAAGGTCATAAGCAGTGCCATTAATAGTGAGCTGACGAGTATCAGGAACGCCTCCAAGCCCTGCAAGTGAATACTGAGGAACATTAAGTATACCTGTTATATTGCTATAGGTAGCAGCTCCACTATTACCTGTGGTAGTTAAACTTATTGCAGAGCGTGCTCTACTATCTGTAAAATAAAGGTTAGTACCCTCAGAAATATTTGATGTAGTAAGGTTTACTGCACCGGTAAATCCATTTACAGATGTAACAGACTCAGTATTGTCTACTTTCTGCCAAGCAGATCCATGGAATACTATCCAATCTCCTACTTGCCATCCACTAACACCATCAATAGTGGTGTTACCTGCTACACTTACGATGTAGAAGTACCCATCGGTACCAACACCTGAAGTAATAGTAGGGTTATTTGTTGATGCGTTCCAAGTACCTTGATACTGCAATCCACCAACTAAGTCATTTACTTGTCCTTGTAGTTTTCCTAAAGCAGTAAGAATACTATCAGTAGAAGATATTGTTGTGCCGGTCACTGTAAGACCTGTAAGCACCTTTCCTGTAACAGCAGAGTTACTGAGCGTGACACTTGCTGCGCCCGGTCCACTTGCTGTGGCTTCACCCGTCAGTGAAGTAATATAGTTGCCCTGAGCTTGGTAGATTGGTATGTTCAGCACGTTGCTTGTAAGCGTAGCCGCACCACTCGTACCTGTAGTAGTCAGAGATGTAATTCGATTATCGTATGCCGTATCCCAATTGGCTTGCTTAGCATTTGTTGGAAGACTATATCCTGAAGCAAAAGTAAGCGCAAGCGTTCCGCTTGTAGTTACCGGATTACCACCGATAGCAAACCCCGTAGGAACAGTCATGTCTACTGAAGTCACTGTACCTACCGACCATGTTCTATTTGCAGAAAGGTCATAAGAAGTTCCATTAATAGTAAGAGTCCTTGACTGAGGGGTATATGCTGTGGTATCTACTACAAGTGTTCCATTTGAGGACGAAGTCCTCAAAATGCCATTGGTAGTATATCCAAGAAGTTGTACGCTAAGGTCAGCATTAAATGATACGGTGTACTGACCTGCATTAACCTCAAACATCAACTTACCACCTGCATTATAGTTTGCAAGAGTAAGTCTGCTTTCAGCAGTATTATAGTATAAAGCACCACTACCTGCCCCCATATCTGTCAGATAATAGGAGAGTGCAGTAACTGAATTAGTGAACGACTTCGCTCCTCCAATAGTTTGAGCTGTAGCAGTAATCAAACCTCTTGCTGAAGCTGACGCATCAGGAATATTAAACGTATGTACAGTACCTGCACTTACAATATTGAAGTCAGTGCCTGATGTTCCGGTAGCAAATGTTTGATTTGAAGATAATGCAAGTCCATTAAGTGTTCTTGTCAAAGGAACATAGCGTCCATCCAAGTCAACACTTGCAAGACCTGTAACGTGACCAAAGGTATCAAGCGTTACATCTTGAATAACAACGCCACCACTATTGTCTACACTCGCTTGAGATGAAGTATCTGCGTGGCTGATAGTACCTGTAGTTGTAATTGTTCCACCATCAAGTCCTGCGCCTGCAGTAATTGAAGTAACTGTACCTACAGACCATGTCCTATCAGCAGATAGGTCATAGGTAGTGCCATTAATCGTCAACTGACGAGTAGTTGGAACAGGTGTGTATCCAAGAGCAGCCGCAATGGTTTTATTTACCCAAAGTGTAGATGTACTATCGTAGAATAATCCTTGATTATTTGCAGGAGATGTAATTAATACACCCTCGTCATCGTTAATATTTGAACCATACGTAGGACGAACAACAATTGTTCCATTGTTCTTAGAGTTCAAAGCTGAAGCAACAACAACAATATTGTTTGGTGCTGATGGAGCTGTAGTTTGGAATCCTCCTGCTACAGTTGTTGATGCGTAAAGAATGGAACCTGCAGCATACCCACTTGTATTAATACCTTCAATCTCACCAAAGTGAGTAACTTGACCAAACCCTCCATTGCCAATGGTCTCGGCAGTAACCCCCATGAAATAATTTGAAGGGTATGTACCATTTGCTAAGAACGGAGCAATAAGAATATGACCACTCGCACCATCAGTACCTGCAAACCTTACAGCAGTACCTTTTGGTATTGAAGTACCTGTGCTATTTTTTACATAGAAATAAGTATCCTGACCAATATGCTGAAGCACATCGTTCATTATCAAGGCAACAGTAGAATGGGAGTCGGCCCAATACATTGTACCTTGTGTAGTTGGCGTAGCTGTAGGTGTCAAATCAAACCCAACATATCCTGCAGTTATTCCATGCTCACCAAGATTAACATTTGTTGTTGCTCCTGTGTATGGAACATAACCTGTTAGAGCAGACCCATAATTAGGAATGTTAAGCACACCCGTAAGGTTGCTATATGTGGCAGCTCCACTTGTGCCTACCGTAGTAAGGCTAATAGCAGAACGTGCTCTGCTGTCTGTAAAATATAAATTAGTGCCCTCAGTAACAAGGGTCGTTGTGTAATCACCCGACTGAGCTATAATCGCCCCTGTCCTTCCGAACACACTTGTCACCGGGGCTGTATCATAATCAGTCCATGATGCAGTAATGGTACCGCCATCCTGCTGATTTAATGTTAATGTCTTTGTTATCGTACCTGTAACTGCAGCAGAAGTAAGACTTCTGTCATAAGCAACATCCCATTCTCCCTGACTCGCATTAGTAGGTAAAGAATATCCTGAAGCAAATGCTACAGCAAGAGTTCCTGCCCCTGTAACAGGGTTTCCGGAAATGGTAAATCCTGTAGGCACACTCATATCAACTGAAGTGACTGTACCTACGCTCCATGATCTATCTGCAGACAGGTCGTATGAGGTCCCATTGATAGTGAGCTGTCTTGTCGCAGGCACAGCACCAATATCACTGAGAACCTCACTACCCGTCCTATACTTAATAACCCCTGAATCAGATACAATGAATTTATCTGTGTCAGTTGTTGCGTTTACAATAGTGTCAATATATAAGTCTCCTTCAATAGTTAACTTGTATCCGCTATCTATAATATTATCCCCAAAAACTATATTGCCATTTGAGAATATTCTTGATACCTGAGTGCCTCCTATAGTCTGAGCGATCTGCCCATCGCTATACTCATGAACCGTAGACCTTGGAGACCCAAAGTTGTTCATCTGTATAGTGTATCCATAAGGAGTAAGCCCTGTATTTATGAAGGCAATAGTAGCTCCTGAATTTGTATTAAAGCCTACTGATAAAACATTCGACTGATACGTAACAGGACTGTTAGTAAGAGTGGTAAGCCCACTCCACATTGGTATAGTATACGCTGTACCTGTACCTGTAACAGGGTTGGTAAGCGCATTTTGCTTGTTATTGAAAGTGTTCCAATCGGTTGAACTCAAATAACCATTTGAGCTTACACCTGATTGGGTAATTCCGATTACATTCCCTACATAAGTGATAGGGGCAGTAGCGCTCAGGTCATTAAGCTTCGTATTAAACTCGTTCCAATCAGCAGCACTAAGGTATCCATCTGAAGTAGGGCCTGCTTGCGTGATTCCGATTGTACCTGAAGTAGTAATAGTTCCACCCGTAAGCGGTCCTGAAGTAGCAATGCTTGTGATTGTACCTACATTCCACGTCCGATTGGCTGAAAGGTCGTACCCAACACCGTTAATGGTAAGAGTAGTGCTATCATCAACCGCATCAGTGATGCCATAACCTGCAAGTGTAGTAGGAGTACCCGTAATCTTGCTCCAACCAAGTGAAGTTATCCACGAAGGGTTGGCATAAGATCCATCTGTCCGCACATCACCTACTGTCCATGACCTATCTGCACTCAGATCGTACCCTGTTCCGTTAATAGTAAGAGTTCTTGTAGCCGGAGGTGCTCCCACATCACTGTAAGTAAGCACAACCGCACCCGTATATCCATTAACGCTTACAACTGCGTCAGTATTATCAACCTTACTCCATGCTGTCCCATCAAAAATGGCCCAATCACCAAGGTTCCATGACGTAATTCCGTTCAAATTGGTGTTACCCGGTACACTTACTACGTAGTAGTAGCCCTTTGTACCGACAGAACTCTGCAAAAACGGGTCGTTGGTAGCTGCATTCCATGTACCTTGGTACTGAACGCCACCAACAAGACTATTAATTTGGTTCTGCACCTTTCCAAAAGCCTGAAGAATACTATCAGTTGATAATACAGTACCTCCTGTGATGTTCAATCCGTTCAAAACCTTGGCAATAACAGCATCATTGGTAAGTGTAACGGTAGCATTACCGGGTCCACTTGCTGTAGCCTCACCTGAAAGCTGCGTAATATAGTTTCCCTGAGACTGATAGATGGGAATATTTAATGTCTTGCCGATATATGTAGCTGCTCCACCGGTTCCGGTAGTAGTAAGCGAATCAATCGTAGGAAGATCCCACGTTCTATCAGCAGATAAATTATATGTAACACCATTGATGGTGATAGTCCGTGTCTCAGGAGTATATGCAGTGCTATCTAAAGAGCCGTCAGCCTTCACAAATTGTGAAGCAAGACCGCCCGGAACGATGAATGCTGCTGCCTCTATGCTAAATGCGCCAAGGTTTACATCTCCTGTAGCGCCAACATAAGGAACATAGAACTGACCGATTGTATTGCCAAGCTCGGCAACGGTAAAGTTCTTGGTATTATTCAAGTTCTCCACATCTGTTCCGATCAATAGATCGTTCAGTGTAGGGGTAACTATTATTGGGTATGTACTTATCCGTGCCATTGTTCAACAAATATACTCATTTTATAAGATAGCGTCTGACTAACCATGCCACTAAAGGTATGAGTAGCAACCACCATAAATTAAAGTAACTCGGCCTCTTATCTACGGACTTGACAAACGTCTCTTTCTTCTCCTCTTTCTTGACCTCCGTTTGCTTCTGTTCTGATTTTACAACAGTTGTTTTTGTTGTATCAATGACCTCTCTCTTCTTCTTTTTTATCTTAACCGTTGCGTTAACGTATTCCTTCCCACCAATAACCATTGGCTTTGTGGTATCCAATGGTACTATCTCTATCTCCTCAATATCTTCTTTGATGCTGATTGCATTCTGTTGAACAGCTACGCTATCCTTTTTCTCCACGACTACACTATCTGTGCGTGTTTCCACGACAGCCTTAGATATAGCCACCTTCCTTGTTGCACAAGAAAATAAAAAGAGACTAAGGAAGATTAACGTAAGAAGTCTTACCATTTGTTTTTACAGCTTTTAATTTTTGCTTTCGTTGTTTGCCTGTGCTTTCGTAAGAAACGTGAACCCAATCAGGATTCTTATCAGTTCCAAACTCCCAAATCAATTGGTCGAAATTTAAGTTGTCCTTAATGAAGTTGTACACGTCAGCATTAGTAACACCACTCCCACTATCATCCATATCGATGTCAATCGCTTCACCCTGACAATGCTGAGAGGACAAACTCCCTCCTATAGCAGTATTGAGCTCCTTGCTTCTGTACCCTGACGAGATATGAATAGGTACACCAAAATGCTCACGAATAGGCTCAAATATATTTTCAGCCAACTTCTTAAAGTTTTCTAAATGCTCAGCAGTTGGGGTGTTGCTTATACCTCTGCGCTTAGCTGTTTCACTTCTACTTACTTCTGCTAATGATAAGTGCTCACTGATTTTCATATTGTTTTATTTTTTTTCTTTACTTCCTTCTTGGGTAGCATATTTGATACCCATAATTGTTCCTACTATCGAAAAGGCGTTCGTCAATAATACGCTAAACATATTACTCCACGTTGACCCAATTATCTGCGTATCCTTGTTCGTAAGAATTGCCATCCAATAAAGTATTGTTGTAACAACACCAACTCCAACTATTACCGCCAAAGCAACCTTAACAATTACTTTTATTAATTCGCTTTGACTCTTCTTTATCGTTGCATCCAAATCATTCAGGGCTGCATCCTTCTCCATCTCTATGGCTATCCTAAGCTTGTTTGAGTTGTCTAACTCTACTTGTAAATTTTTAGATAGCTCACTGATTTTATTTTTACTATTTATAGTTTCAGTAATGTCATTGGCAATTTTCATTACCTTTTTACAAGTACCATCATTGCTAAGTATTGGATTGTAAGTAGCCTTCAAATAAATAGGAGTGCCATCTACTTTCCTTCTTTCATACTCACCCTCAAAGAACTTTCCACTGCTTAACTTTGTCCAAAACTCTTTATATTCTTCTGACTTTAAATATTCGTGGCTAACAAAAATACTGTGATGCTTCCCAATAATTTTACTCTCATCCTTCTCATCAAAGCCCATTGCTTTTAAGAAGATTGAGTTTGCCCCTAATATGTACCCGTCACAATCAAAATAAATAATGGCGTTGCTTTTACTCACTGCGCCAATCTCATTCTTTGCTATTACTGTTGTACTCACATCATTGGCGATCTTCATTATCTTGGTAACTTGACCATCCTCATTTAGTATTGGATTGTAAGTTGCCTGTAGATAGATGAGACTTCCGTCTGATTTTACTCTCTCAAACTCACCCTCAAAAAACTTTCCTTCCCTTAATTTTTTCCAAAAATCTTTATACTGCTCCGACTTTGAATATTCATTAGAAACAAAAATGCTATGGTGTTGACCAATAATTTTTTCGTGTTCCCCATCCTTATACCCCATCGTTTGCAAAAAGATCGAATTAACCCCAAGAATAATCCCGTTAAGATCAAAGTATATAATGGCATTGCTACGATTAATAGCCTCCATTCTACTCAACAGTTCTTCTCTACTTAGGTTCTTCATCTTTATCAGTAGGTTTCTTAAAGATCTTCTCTGCAGCACTGATGCCTAAAGCAGCAGCAGATAAAGCAGCAACTGAATATACTAAAGCTTCTGACGGCTCGTTAACAGAGTCATGGTTGGCATACAATGTCCAACACAATGCTACTGCACTAAACACTCCAACAAATCTCTTGCTTGACGCTTGTCCGTTTTCTGACAAAAATCCTTTTGCCCATTCTAAAAATTTTCTCATCTTCCTTGCCCCCTATATTGTTTTGGTTTTGGACTGTGTTTGTTATAAGACTTTTTAGCAACGCCTCTTTTGCGCTTGCCAAAGCTTATCTTCTTAGCACTCGATACATTTTTTGCCATTATAATCCTTTTAGAAAATCAATAATAACTTTAAGAACTCCAAGTCCAATAAGCGTAACCATGGCATAGAAGTATGCTTTGTACTTTTTTATCTCAGCCTTTAAGGCATACACTTCTTTCTTCATTGTTCTTAAATCTCCGATCATACCGCTTGAGTCTTTGTCAATCGGATTACCGGATAATAAGTTGTGCATGTCTTTTACGATCGCCTTTACTTCAGCTACATCGCTCTTTAGAGCATCTAACTCTGCTGCCATATAATCAAGCCTATTGTTTTCTTGAGGATTCATTTTATACCTGTATTGTGATAGCTATTACCATAGTGCTAAAATATCTGTTGCGTTTGTTGTTGATGCGAATACACGAATCACTTGAACGGGAATGAATGTGCCGTTGGGTACGTTTCTGAAGATAACATCGTCACCTCCTGCAGTAAGCACACGGAGTATTCCCCCTGTACCAACATACAAAACGCAGCCCTCAACTTCACCATTACCCGGATTCGGAATGTCAACTGTGTCACTTTTAGTAACAACAGATGCTCTTGCCGGTTGCAGTTTTTGATATGCCATTTTTAATTTGTTTTTTTAGTTTCGTTGTTCTGATATGGGAACGCACGGTTAAGTGCATCACGTCTTTTATTGCAGCCACATTCTTTACCTGTAGCTTTTGCTACTGTCTCGACAACTTTTTTGATGCCGGTAGCAGTAGTGATTTTTTCAATCGTATCTCCAAGTCCTTTACTTTTTTCCATTTGGCTCTATTTTAAGCAACAATGGCACCAACCCTTTTCGAGCTGATGCCTTGCTACAATTACTAACCTATTAATTCTTTATTGAACTTCTTCATCTTCGGATGGCTTCTCGGCCTCAATGCCTTCTACCCATCCTGCGAGGAAGTGCAAGTCATCAATGCCTTCGGTTGAAAATGTAAATTGATAAAAATCAAACTCTTTATCAAGAAGCGTCTTCATGTCCTTAGCCATTGCCTTGATGCCATCCTTAGTGAATTTGTATTCACCTTTTTCGTTCAGCTCTAACACTCCGTTAGCTGCTGTGAAAGCATGGTCAAGACGAATGTCCTCACGTTGTTCGTTGTACTCTTCAAAGAGCTTCTTAATTTTTTCAGCAATCTTTTTAAGTTTTGCCTCTTTTTTGCTGCCTTTCTCTGCCGGTGTCATGTTTAATGCACGAACCAACTCAAGTAATTCAGCGTTTGTTTTTGTGACTTTCTGTGCCATTTGATTTGATTTAAGATTTATGAAACAAATATACTAAACTTTGGAAACTTTTCTACCCATTCCTACTCTACTCTTCTCAGCTTTTTTTGCTGCGAGCTTGGATGGTGATAACTCACTCTTGGTCTTAGGTGTCTCAGAAGATATTCGCTTTGTCGGACGACAGTACTCATTCTTTCCTCCTGCACCACAGGCCTTACCACTCTTGGTATCAACCCACTTCTCCGCTTGCCATCTTTTCAATGCAGTGCCCTGTTCACTTTTGCGAACAGTACCCGATTGTTTCCTACACTTAGCAATAGCCTGTGAGGCCCTTGCAGACGGAAACACATCGTAGCTTGCCTTTACTTTTTTATAGCATGCGTCCTTTGGCATCTTAGTAAGATTTACCTATGCTTGTGCGCTTACCATCAATCTTCTCTACGCTCTTGTAGCCACGCTTGTTGACAACTTCTTTGCCAACTCTTGTAGAGCCGTCCTCTAACGTAGTGATTCTTTTGCTCACTATTCTGTTTGGGCCTTCTTTTCTTTTTGTGATCACGTCAATATCTCTATTGCGGAATGGTATGCTGTTATAATCCATGATCTTAATATTTTCCTTTTTTCGATTTCGGTGAAGATTGTGTCGATCCCCCCGGACCTGCCCACAAATTTTTGCAAGCCCAATACCTCGCAGATAACTTGTTATCTGCAGAGGAGCATTTATGTCTTGCTTTGAATGAAGACCGTGCCGCAGCCGAATAGTTGTGGCCGTAGCCTTCGGCACCGAAGTGAATAAGTTTCTCTTGCCCATTTGCACAGGCCTTCACCATTCTCTTCTTGCCGGGTCTATCAGAAGCCACGACACGGTTACATTTCATTTTGCTTTTGTCAGCCATTACTTCTTCTTTGCAGCTTTCTTCATAACGGCTTTAACAACTTTCTTTGCAACAGCTTTCTTTACTGCAGGACCTACAGCAGCAGGTGACTTCAGCATTGAAGAAGCAGGCAAGTTTGGTTTTGCTTTTTTCATCGTTTTTGATTTTTGAGGGTTAGAAATTATTTTTTAGGTTTTTTTGGCTTCGGCATTGTTATGCTTTTTACCACTTGGGTGCAAGGCTTGTCCATATTATTTTTATATTTGTAGGACAAATATAATTAAATGAAATCAGATTATTTAAAATATTGGAGAGTTATCGCTCAATATACAAAAGTTCGGTACAATATTGGCCAAGCCGACCTCGATATGATGCTTTTTCTTTACTCAGAACAATACTTCACCATAAGAAAATTTAAGGAATTTGCTGAGCTTGTCTCATGGGATCGTGGCCGATTCGGCCGACTCGTCAAGGAAGGATGGATCGAAAACTTCAGACCCGGGAATAAAGGGCAGCGTGCGCTATACTGTCTATCGCTGAAAGCCAAGCGCATGATTCAGTCACTATACAAGAAGCTGAACGGGGAAGAGATCCCGGAAACAGCATGCAATAACCCCATGTTCAAAAAGAATGTTCGGTACAACGACAAGGTGTACCGCAATATGATCAAGACCATGAACGCCTCTATCAGAGAGTCAAAGGCTACAGGACAAGAACTACATCACGTTCCTGAATGATCGTGAACTGCTCGTCATGGATGATCATGGTATAACTCTGCGCACGATCGTAGTAGATTTCATCACCCTCTTGGATGGCCTTCACCTCAGTGCCGGGAGTAATCACCTTTCCACGCTTATAGCGTAGCTGATTGGTGTCCTCTCCGGATAGGACAAGCCCGGAGGCTGTCTTAATTTCTTCGTCAACATTTCTGATGACAATGTTTTTTCCTATTGCTTTCATACACTTAAAGTTTTACTTTAAGTAGCATAAGGTTGGATTTATTATTAGGCTTTAACCACGTACAATCATTGCTGATTGGTAGCCGTTCCTTATGCCACTAATTAAATTATTGGTGGTTCACCTCTATCGATTTCGGTCCAATGTCCGCACTCGGGACACTCAAGCATATCGCCATGATGCAGTTCCACATGAAACTCGCTCCACTCAATCTTACTCGCCTCAACCAAAGCAAGCCATTGGTAGTTGCACCTGTCGCAACTCATAGGATATGCTACGTTCTCTTGGCCTACTTGCATGGCTCGATCATTTTTGCAAATATTGGAGTATCCTCACCCATGTAAGCCCCTGCAATATTAAAATCAAAGTACTCAATGGCATCATCATAGCTCATGTCCTTCATCAGGATCTCCACTATCTTATCAACACTGTAGACCAATCTGAAGTTGGTTACATCAACCCCGACAATAGCCTCGTCCATGTCAGTAACCGTCAAAAACGTCTCGTCAGGGTACATCTCAATTATCTCGTCAATCTTACTTTGTCTCATAGCTTCTTGCCATTGTGATGATAGCATTGGTTGAAAGAATAGTTGTCGCTACGCTCACTGCATTCTGCAGCGCTGAGCGTGTCACCTTCAATGGGTCAACTACACCCATCTTGATCAGGTCGCCCATCTGCTTGGTCTTGACGTTTAACCCCATGCCCTCACCAACCTCAAGGGTATAGTAGTCTGAGGCGTTCAACCCTGCGTTCTCAAGGATCTGCTCAAGGGGTGCTTTAAGTGCACCTTGCAATATCTGAGCTGCGATGTCCTGCTCCTCTTGGGTGATCTCACCCAAAATGTCGAAGACCTCAATCTCGTACAAGGCTTTACCACCACCGGGCAATATGCCTTCTTCAAGAGCCGAACGTACCGCACAGATCGAGTCATCGATCCTGTCGTACAATTCCTTCTGCTCAAGGTCAGTATTGCCACCGGCATAGATCACCCCAATGCCACCCGTAAGTGACGCTATACGCTCGAGCAAGTGGTCCTTGTCAGACTTCTTCTTGGCCTGAGCATGCGCCTCCCAAAGTTGGGCTACCCTTTCATCGATTCTATCAGGAGCAACTTTTAGGTCGCTCTTCAGGATGATGGTCTTATCTCTTGCCACGATAACCTTGGAGGCATGGCCCAAATCAGCGTAGCTGATCTGAGACAGATCGTCTCCGGTCTTCTCGCTGAAGTATGTGGCTCCGACACTTATTGCAAGGTCCTGCATCAGCTCATGCTGCTTATACCCAAAGCTTGGAGGTTGAACCGCACAAAGCTTCAAGTTGTTCTTCATCACATTAGCCGCAAAGGTATTCACCACATTCACATGGCATGGTGCCACGATCAGGAGCTTCTTACCCTCGGTTATAATTGGTTTCAATATGTTCTCAATCTGTAGAATATTGCTGATCTCAATGTCAGCCACAAGGATCATCACGTCCTCAAACACACACTCGTCCTTTTTCTGATCGTTGATAAATAGCGGACTCAAATACCCTCTGTCAATCTTTAACCCCTTGGTGGTCTCAGCATAGGTGTCAGCACTTTGACTGCGCTCTACCGTAACAATGCCATTACGCCCCACGTCCTTATACACCTCGGCTATAATCCTACCAATCTCACGGTCGTTGTTCGCTGAGATGGAGGCAATGTCGTTAAGCATGCTTGAGGACACTTTCTTAGAACGCCTCCTAAGCTTATCCACCGCCTTTGTGGATATGTCCACCATGTTGCGCAGCACCTCCGTCCGATTATGGTGTGGCTTCATCAGCTCAAGACCACCAAGCACGAGCGCCTCGGTCAATACAATTGCCGTGGTCGTACCATCACCTGCAGAAGTAGCCGTCCGATCTGCCGCCTCTTTCATCATCTTAACCGCAAGGTTCTCGACAGGGTCCAACAAGTCAACCGCCTTGGCCACCGTCACGCCATCTTTGGTGACGGTGATGCCATGCGTATGTTGGGGGGACTCAATAAGAACTGTATTACCATTAGGGCCCAATGTGCTTTTCACAGCACCTGCTATCTTCTTGATACCATTAATGAGCTTGTGCCGACCTTCTTCGGCAAAGATTAAGTCTTTAGGAGAGTATTCCATTTGATTCGATTTGATTATTACAGGAAACAAAGTTAATATATCGCATGCGATATAACAAAGTTTATTTATCGTTCAATCTTAGTTCAATATTTAAAAGTCGTACATAAATGTCAATTGCGTCATACACGGTATGACGAATTCTTCTTTCCCTATATATATATATATATTCCTCCTTTATATTATATTTTTCCCATTAGAAACCGGAATAAAAATCGACATAATCGACATAGTAATTAATAATCAATTAGTTAGATAAAAAAAATCGACACAAAATCTGACATCAAATGACAGATAATCGGGAATAAAAAAGGAGAGCCACCTGTGACTCCCCTTTCTCTTAAGTAGACTGAATTACTTTTTCTT